ACCTGCTATTACATTTTGTAATTCACCTTTAAATTCTTTATTTGCAGCCGCCATTGCTTTGGCTTGCTCGCTTCTTTCTTCAGGTGTAGCGTTTTTTAGATCTAATGTTACGTTTGCTTGTTTTAATTTACCAATAAAAATATTATCTATATTCATGGTTTTTAAACCACCTAGATCTAATCCTTTTAAAACATATCCCTTACCCGCACCAGGTGCACCTGCTAGGATAATAGCTTTAGGTGTATTTACTTGTTCAGTAAGTAGGTCATATAGTTTTATCATAAGGACTATTTATTATAAATATTAATGACTTTATATATTATACAATAATATTATCATTAAAGAAACGACGATAATCTCTTATTTGCTCAACAAGATACTCATCGATGTGACCTTTTTCAAGAAGGGATTGTAATTTATCATTGAATTCTTTTGTTGGTAAATAGTTGAATGTGTTGAATGTGTTTTGCATAACCTTTATTTTTAATTATTAATACAGGGTAAATATACGCTGAATTTCTAGGGTAGCCAAATTTTTACACGGTTCTCTTTACTGTAGTTTGAAATGAAGTTGTAGCTGGTTTGTGTTTTGGGTTTTCTAGATCAAATAAAGCTTTAACGTTTCCAAAAATATTTAAATTTTCTTCTTGTGTTCTAGGAGACTCATATATTTCCCAGTTTTTACCTTTTAAACGTTTTCCACTTTTATCTTCGCCCCTTGATTTAGATTTTAACCATAGTACACCTATACGGTCAGCTTTTTTACCAAAACATTCTTCATAACATTTAGCATAAACCGCACCTTGTAAGTCATATGTAGTTTGCAAGTGGTTTGATGTTTTAAAGTCAATAACCCATAATTCACCATCAATTTCACAAATACAATCTACAGTACCAGCTATTTTTAATTTATCTGAGAATAAATGGGTTTCTGTTTCAATTAAAGTTGGTTTATAGGTTTCCCAAAAGTCCACAAAACGTAAAAACATTTTCCAGATATCAGGGTGCATTGTAGGATTACCTTTTTCATTAAGAAAATTCATCTCTTTACCTTCGAAGTACTCTTCTATTAATTCGTGTACTTGGGTACCTTCTTCAGATGCTTTTTTAACAATCCAATCTGCTCTATATCCCACTTTTTTAAGCCAATCTTCAAAATGGCGTCCTTTAGGATATGCTTGTAAAACATATGTTACAGATGGATAATATTCTCCATTACGTCTATAATAGCGTGAGTCCGGTAGTGTGATCTGTTTGTGGTCATCCGAGATCTCAAGGATCCGGGCATATTTCTTCTTAATCATAAAGCTAGTTTCCTTTCCAATAAACCAGAATAGGTAAGTGGTTGGGTAGTTTGAATTAATTTAGTGAAATTAACAAAGCCCATTTCACTCGGGTCTTTATCCTGTAAATCTACAAGATAGACTTCTTTACCTTCTGCCATTAGATTTTCACAAAAGCGTAAAGCTTGTTTAATTGCATCCTTATCTAATGCAATGTAAATTTTGTCTACAACTGAAGTAACTATTCGTTTCATTAAGCTACTTTGAATATTTTTTCCTAATAATGGTATAGCATTTCGTTTTATAGCAATAGCATCAAATAGTCCTTCACATATTACAATTGGTATATTCCAATTAATTAAATGTTCATTTGGAATTATATCTCTACTTACTGAAGGATTTCTATATTTTATATATGGTTCTTTTTCAAATGAACGGGCTGTAAAATAATTTATACTACCATCTTGATTATAAGTGGGAATAATAATCATGTTTTTATATTTCCCTTTTTTACAATAACCTATATTATATTTTAAAATATCGTATTTACTAATATTTCTACGTTTTAAATAGACCAATGCATGACGAGCAGATATATCGCTTAAATCACCAGTAGATAGACAAATGTATTCATTAGGTAATGCAATACTATATTCAACTTTAGTTTCTTTAATTGACTTAGAAGTTTTAACTAATGACTTTAATTCTGTAAACTTTTTAGCTTCTACTTTAAGTTGTTTGAATAGGTTATATATAGTAGTACCTCTAGCATTACAAGCCCAACAATGCCAAGGGTTTTTACCTTCGCGATTTTCTGTCAAATTAACCTCAAGCTTAGGTTTATGGTGATGACAGAAAGGGCAATGATAAGCATAGTTGTTTCGAGCAGTAGATTTGCCCGATCCTAATACAGAATTAACTAAGTTAACTAATAACTGATTTACCATACATGGTAATATACAAAACTAATCTTTGTTTTCAAAAATATCTTCAAAATCTACTTCAAAAAAATCTTTACTATAAAATTTTCCTAAAATATTATCATTAAAATATTCCTCAGGTTTTTCTAATACCTGATATATCATTTGGTATTGTACTTCGTAATATGTAAGTAATTTTTTGGATGGGGCGAATTTAAGTATTTCACGTTGGAATGCATCGGGTCCATCTTCTTGTAGTATTTGTTTAATACCTGCTTGAGAGCCATAATATGTTTTCCAATCTGATTCTTTAACTGCAAGTTTGTAGGATGGTCTTCTACCTACTACATGTTCCATTTTAGCGAGTTCACGTTTTCCTATTTTCATTTTTTTAGTATGATATAGGACTTTTTTCCCAATGTAAGCTTTACCTGTTGCTTTATGAGTAGTCATATAAACAAAGCCGTAAGTATTTTCAGGGAATTGAGAGATATCTCCTATTTCGTTTTGATTATAGGTCCAACTCATAAAAAAAGTGTTTAAGTATAAATATTATAAAGCATATGAAATCATAGAACCAGTATTTGGACTAGCAGGAGTACCTGGAGTTCCTGGGCCTGCTGTAAATTCAGTTGTCCAATTTATAGTTGAAGGAGTTCCTCCTCCTGCTGTTAATCCTCCATTTGCTGTTCCTCCTCCTCCCATTAAACATCTAGCAGAAGGCATATTAGTTGCTGCTGACCAAGAAGTACCATTATAAGTTTCTACACAGTTTCTAATTGAAGAGGGGGTTGAAGCTCCACCATAAGCAACTGTAGAATTTTGGGTTCCGGCTGTTACCCCACAAGCTCTAGCAATAATCATATTTCCACCACCCGACCAAGAAGTGCCATTGTATTCTTCAGTACAAGTTATAGAACTACCTGCGGTACCACCTGATTTTATTGTAGCATTTTGAGAACCTTGTCCAAAAGGAATACAAGCCCCTTGATTAGAACTAGTTCCTGTAGTCCAAGAAGTACCATTGTATTCAGAAACAGAACTAGCTGCACCATTACCCCCAAATTGTACAGCAGCATTTTGTGTTCCTGCTGCTGATAATTGGCTTTTATTGAAAGGGGTTGCCCCTCCAGTACTCCAACTAGTACCATTATATTCTTGGGTACATCTATTTATTCCACCAACTGGTGATTGATTATATCCTGAAATCATTAATCCTGCATTTTGAGTACCTGCACCCGCACCTACTTGCTGACCAATAATTAAAGCACCACCTGTAGACCAAGCACTTCCATTATACTCTTCAGTACATCTATTGTTTGGGGAAAACCCACCCATAACTGTCATAGAATTTTGAGTACCACATTTAGTACCACTTAAAGCTGCTCTAGAAACACTAAGATTTCCACCACTAGACCAATTTAATCCTCCAGGTACAGCAGGTGTACCTGGTGTAGCTCCACCCCATTCAGTAACACTAACATTGATTTGATTGCTAGCTGTATTAAACCACATAAGGCCCATAGATGATGTATTTTCAACTTTAGGTAATTCAAAAGATCCACTTATAATAGTAAACTGTAGCTCTGCCATTTTATATTAGATTTATTGATCCGGTTACTATTGAATAAGTTCCTGGTGTTCCTGGTGTTCCTGGGCCTGAAATATATTGATATGTAGCACTAGTAGGGGTAGAACCACCAGTAAATCCTGTAGCTATAAAAGCATTACCTATTTCACCAGAAGTAGCATTTCGTGTTGATGCTGGGCCTGGGGGTTGGTCGGTTGTTGTCCAAGTACTCCCATTGTAACAATACATACGAGCAAGAGTAGGAGCTCCATTGATTTGAAATGTAGAATTTTGTGATCCTTGAACTCCTAAACCTTGACCATAAGGACTATTTTGAAGTAAATTCCCTCCACTACTCCAACTAGAACCATTATATTCATTAGTACAGGCATTACCTCATATACCTGATCCAGCCTGGGATAAACCTGCATTTTGAGTACCTGCTGCCCCTACATTATATCTGCCTGCTGGGAGGTTACCACCATTAGACCAAGAAGTACCATTAAATTCTCTAGTACCCGTTAATTTAGTAGTAGTATTAGGATGAAATCCTCCAAAAGCTAAAGCTGAATTTGTTGTTCCTGTTTGACCTGCAGCTGCGTGGTAAGCTGGTAGTGCTTGTTGGGTACTCCAAGTAGACCCATCATATTCTTCTACACACAATCTACGTGAGGTTGAAGGACCAGCACCTCCTACTGCTAACGCTGCGGGTTGAGATCCTGCTATTTGGGCTCCCATTCTTCTAGCATTAATCAAACTTCCTCCGGCAGACCAAGTAGAACCATCATATTCTTGTGAGCTAGCATTATATATATTAGAGGGAGAACACGTACCCCCTGCTATTAAACCTGCGGTTGCATTTCCTGCACCTCCTGGATCATAATTTGCAGTAATTACATTTCCCCCAGTACTCCATCCTGATCCTCCTGGTGTGCCAGGTGTACCTGGAGTGAAACTACAAAAAGTATATTTTATAGAAGAAGTTGAATTTACATCAGAACCACAATTAAACCACATAGCTCCTGCTGAGCTAGTGGTGTAAGATTTATTTTGACCTAATATTAATGAGCCTGAATAGTCTAATGATGCTGAAATAAGTATTGCCATTTTATACTGCTGTTATAGTTACATATCCATGAGTTCCTACTGCTGCTGAAGTTATAATGGAAGTAACTCCACTCGATAAGTTATTTATACTACCTCCTCCTGTACCTCCAGATAAAGAATTACAAGAACATGATGGTAAACCACCGCCACATCCACCTGTATATCCTCCCCCACCACCTGCTGAATAGGGTCCTGAAGCTCCACCTCCACCAAATCCTCCATCTTTATATGATAAATTACCTCCATTAGGTAAAGAAGAATTTATTTGTTCACCACCCCCTCCACTTTGTTCATCAGTACCACCTCCAAGCCAGCCTCCTCCTCCATTACCTGAGTTTACACATCCACCAGCTACTAGGCCTCCATAACCTGTAGTAGGAACTGCAGAATTTGGAGATCCAGCAGAAGCTAAAGATCCTTGGGTTGTTTGGGCATTTCCAGCATCAACACCTGTTGATCCTCCTCCACCACCTCCTGCTATTGCTATAATAGTGCCAGTAGAATTACCTGCAATAGTTCCAAAAGATACAGCTGTTGCTCCTCCTCCTCCACCACCAGCACCACTACATGTACCAGCTCCATTAATTCCTACTTGACCTACAACTATTCTTACTACATCACCTGAGGATAAAGTGTATGTACCTGTACATCTTGCAGGTTTACCATAAGTTGAATCTCCACCACCTCTTCCTCCAGTTGCTCCTTGAATTGTGAATGAATAATTTCCATCTGAGGGGACAGTCCAAAATTGAACTCCATTATTTACAGTAAAATACCCAGATAAAAAAGCTTGACCACTATATGCGGTTTGACAATTTGATAAAGAAGGTCCTGAATATCCAGTAGTTGATGCATTAGTAAAAGTATTAGAAGTAAATTCATATAAAGAAGGAGCTGAACCTGATGAACTGGGGGAAGAATTACCTAATTCTTTAGCAATAATGCCATCACCACTCCACCCACTGTATTCAAATACAGAAGAGGAATCATTAAACCAAATATAACCTACATCTGTAGTATTAGAAGCAGTTGGAAAAACAAATGATGATGATTCATCTATTTGTAATGATTGTAACTCAGCCATTTATAAAAAATTTAATTTATTATAAATATGGTTTATCAAATAGAATTTAATATAGTGTTAATATTAAATATTTGCCTTACATCCATATAAGGACATTCATGAATATTATTTTCGAATTGGTAATCAAAAGTATATGATCCAATAAGTTGATTAGCTTTTTTAGGTAAAATTGCTTCAATATTTGCATGTAAATCATAACCAAATACTTTAGGTGAAGTACCTACCCATAATACTGTAGATTTTTTATCTAGAGCAGCAGCAGCATGTTGTAAACAAGAATCAATTAAAACAAGTTTTTCTGCTTTTACTACCAAAGAAAATAATTCCATATTAGACATATTTTGATCCATTCTCTCTACATTATCCAGTGGATACCCCTCTGGTCTTGTTATTTGGATAATATGATAGTGTTGGTAATATTTTTTAACTATTTCTTGTGCTACCTCTATAGGAATATCTCGAGTCCAAGAATATGAATATTTTTGTCCTTCCATAGGACCACCCCCAGTTTGAATTACCATTATAGGTTTTGGTCTTTCCCATAATCCTAAAAGCATACCTTGAGGATAATTTGGTAATATAACTGGGAGTTGTTTTTTGTATTCTATATCCATTAAATCACACCAATTATGTACTAAATGTTTTTTCTTAGTAATATGATCCGATTGATTATATGGTTCATGTTTTGATATAATTACATCTTTTCCTTCAATATAATCTTCGTAAAAATATGGTGATTGACCTAATTGGAATATTCTATCTACATCTGGGTTGTTTAAAAATACTTCAGGCCAAGAAGTAACCATTATTAATTTGCGATCAGGATATTTTTTCTTTATATCCCTTATTAAAGAAGTTCCAGCTACATTTTTACCTAAACCTCCTTGAATATGCCAAATAAAGTATTTTTCTTCAGATTTAGGGAGATGGGCTTTATATGTGTATCCTTGTTCCAATATTAAAATTTTAATTCAGTTAAATCTTCTTCGTTTCCAAATCCTACAGTTGGAACTATATTAAAAGCTAAACTACAACGAGTAGATTTTGTACTATTTACAGGAACTGAATGATGTAAATAAGAAGGGAATAATAGTAATAAACCAGGGGTGAAATTTATATCAAAAGTTTCCCAAGAATATTTAAATGAACGTTTATCAAGCACGGTAGAAGGTCTAATTGCATTAATATGCATCCCACCTGATATTTTATGAAATCTAATAGCAGGAGTCTCAGGTTCAGGAGTACCAAAATAAAATACTCCTGAAATTAAACTATTAGGGTGGGTATGTTGGGTATGATGTTGGCCTGGGTGTTTGTAAGATAGCCATGATTGACCAAACTTATAAGATTTATAAGTATACCCTAATTCTTTTCCAAAGTTTTCAGCTGTAGTTAAAAATAATGATTTTAAATCTTTACATTCAGGTTCATCTAAAATGTAAGAATTAGAGGACCTGTCTCCATAATTATCAGCATCTACCCCCTCACCCTTTCCTTCGTCACCTTTCATTTTTTGTTTAAAAAACCAAGGAATTACACCACTATAACTTTCAGGAATAGTAGTAGTTAGTAATGGGGTTGGGAATAGTTCTAAAATTTGGGTTTCTTGATTAGACATAACGGCTAAAAATTATTTCTGATATTGTTTCTTTATCTCCTAAAGTACCTGATGTTAGTACATTTACTCCTAATGATTTACGTACTCTATTAGTAGTATTAGGGGGAACCCCATGGGTTAAATATGAAGGAAATATAATAAAATTATTTTGTTGGGGTTTAAAAAATATTTCTTCTTGAGAAAAAGGATGATTTTGGTAATCATCTAATAAAGAAGGCTCAAGATAGGGACGATTAAATGATTTTACTTCTTTTGAAAAACATATAGCTGCATCTTCAGGTTGGCAATCATAATAAAACACACCCGCTAATAATGTATTAGGGTGAACATGTGCTTTATGAAACATCCCAGGTTGTTTATAAGATAGCCATGATTGTGAAAATTTTAATTTTGTATACTTATAACGCATTAATTCAGTAGCATACTCTTCAAAACATTGCATAAACCAATTAGCTAAAGGTTTGCAAACTGAATGGTCTATTATATATGAATTTTTAGATACTTCTCCATAAGCACCTTTTCCGGGTTGCATAGGACAAGAATCAAAATATTTTGTTATTTCACTAGTATCCTCTTCATATGTGTTAACATATAAAGGAGTTGGGAATAAGGAAAATACTTCTGCTTCCATAATTATTAATATACAAAATTATTGGTTAGGAGACACGAAATTAAAAGCAATAGATATTCTTTCTTTATTACTTTCATTCCTATCAACTGAATGTTTAACCCAGGAGGGAAATAAATAAAACATAGATTCTTTAACTGGGCAAGGAACTGCCATAGCATTAGCCATAGTTTGTTCTCTTTCTACTTTAGAAGTTAAAAAGAATTCAGCATTATCTCCTCTATGTAAAATTAAATCTCCCATATTTTCTTCGGGGACTTGAACATAGTAAGTACCACTTAATACACTATTTTGATGATCATGTGGTTCGTTATAATCGTATTTACCGTTAATATTTATCCACCAATTACCTAATATAAGGTTTGATGTTCCTAGATAACGCTGAGGTACATCATTGACAAATACAGTTAAATCATTAAATAATTGATCAAGTGCTGGGGGTATAGGGGTAAGGAGTTCTCCACTATGCCATCCTCCTCTATTTGAGATATCAACACCAGGCTTTTCGTCTTTTACTTTATAACAATACTCAGCTATTGATTTATTATCAATATCTTCTACAGGACATTCCCAAACTGGGGTTGTCCACCATAATCTTTCAAAAACTTTAAATTCCATAACTTTATTTTACCTAAATGGACGTCCTCCAGTCCAAAATACTAAACATCTTCTTTCTCCTCTTGTAATTGGTTTTACTCTATGCATACAAAAAGCAGGAAATATAATTACATCTCCCTTTTCTCTTGGAACAGTATTAGCTTTATCTCCACCTAACCATATTTCAAAATCTCCCCCTTCATAATCATCAGAATCTGATAGTTGGACTGTCATAGCTAGTTTACGTCTATTAACTCCATAAGCTCCTACATCCATATGCCAATCTAAATGGCCTCCATCTTCGGGATAAACTACATAATGAATAGGATCTGTAACTATATCAATATCAAAATGAAATAAATCTTTATTTGCTTCTAAAGCTAAAGGAAATAATAATTCATATAACCATTGGTTATAGGGTTGAGGAGTTATATATGCAATATCTCTATTATTAGTTTTATATGAATCTGTATCATCCCCTAACTCTGATATTCCGGTTCTCCCTTTTTCAAATTTATAATTAGCAGATACCATATCGTTTAAGTCTTTAATCATTTCATCATTAAAAACATTTTTAAAGTAATAAAAACTATTCCAATTAGATTTAGGAGGAGATTCATTATAAGGGGTTAAAACTAAACGATCTTCGTGAAAATTAGGTTCTTTCATATTCTATTCAATTAAATTAAACCATCCAGTTAGTATATATTTTGTTTGAGTAGGAGAAACTATTCCTCTATGGGTATACATCCAATCCGAAGGCCATATAACTAGCTTTCCTTGTTTTGGCTCTTCAAAATGGTGTTGATATAAAAACTCTGTTTCTCCTCTATCAGTTACATCATTTAAATATACCATCCAAACCAATATTCTATTTGAATAATTTAAACTAGCTCTTTCACAATGCCAACTTGAAAATCCTTCTTTTGGTAGGTATCTTTGTATATTAAAATATGTAGAAAGTTCAATAGGATCTATTTTATTAAAAGCTGTTAAGTGTCTTTCAATATAATCACTTTTTCCTTTTTCAACTACTTCAACTAAAGAAGTAAGTAATGAACCCCATGTTTTATCTTGTAAATATCCAGGATGGAAAGTTATATCAGTTGATTTTTTACCTTTATCAGAAGTATGTTCCCCAGAACTATATAAAACACCTGGTTTTTTTTCATCTGATGCTTCAAAAGTTTCTATAAATTGATTACATAACTCAGGAGATAATACTCCTTCTTTTCTATAAAGAAACATATTTTATTTTATCCCTCAGAAGATTGATTTAACAATTTTTGAGCTTCTTTAAAACTTAACAAATTACCACTTTCTTGTTGTAATCTTTCTACTGTTTTAAGTGGTCCTACAGCGTTAATAACTTCAGCTGGTCCTGCATTTGGGCCTAAAGCTTCAGCCCTATTTTGTAAAGCTAAACGATATGAAGTAGCTTGATGAGAGTCTACATTTTGACTATCAAATGAACCATCATTTAATTCTGATTTGATTTGAGACCATAACTTCAATTCTCGTACTCTATCGTGGGCTGTTTGTTCCATATTAGCTTTTCCATACAAATTTTCATCTAAATCAATTTGTATTTTTCTTGCTTTCCAATCATCTCCTTGATCAATTGCTTTCTGCATTTTACTTTCAAGCTTTTCTCTATCTAAAGCACTACGTCTTAAATCAAAGGATAATCCCATTAATGCATCAAACATAGATGACATTTCTCTAACTGATTGCCAATATTTAGATGCGGATGTTGGATGTTTACCATCATTAAGTACTGAAATTCTCATTTCAGTTTCGGTACGGAATATTTGTTTTTTGAGCCAGTTATCTGTTAGCTCCTCTTTGAGTTCAATAACTGCTTTAGCATCTTCTTGTTTTAAAACCCCTAATATAGGTTTTAAATCATCGGTTATAACTAGATTTTTTTCTTCGGCCATATATATAACTTTATTTTAATATTAATATAAAAACTTATTTAAGATATTCCAAATTATTCTCTAGGAAGGTCATAAGTAAGTGCAGAACCACTTAATTCTCCTTCTTCAAAAAATAACCCATCTATAGATGCACTAATAATAGCTTGAGCTTCTTCTAATGTTTTTTCTTCGGCTTCTACTCTACTAGCCCATAATTCATTTTCTGTTGACCATAAACTACCAGGATGTCCTGCTATATGAGCTGCAGAATTATCTTCATGAGTAATGAATCCTTTTCCTGTATTGGTAGATGTATAATATTTTAATGCCATGATATATTATTTTTATTATAAATATGTTAAGATAATCGTATTTTTACAAAGCTTCCACTTCTATATAATCCTCCTAGAGGAATACCTGCACTAGCAGCTTCTGTGTCATCAGCATAATCATAACTAGAAGATATTCTTGATAAGGTAATAAACCCACTATCAGTAGTACTTAAATAAGATCCAGTAGTAATAGTAGTGGTTCCAGGAGTAGCAGGAGATAAAAATGCTTGAACATTAGTTGCAGTTGTAGCTGTAGATTGTTGATAAGAACCTATACTTAAAGCTGCTGTTGAAACTCCTACATTATTAGTTCCACCTTGTTTACTAAGTATCATATTATTAGCTGAAGACCAAGATGTACCATTATAACAATCAGTACACAAATTATGCCATTGAACTGCATCATTTTGTGTTCCTGCTGCTGCATTATATCTAGCAGCTCCACTCGGGGTGGTTCCTCCTGTAGACCAAGCACTTCCATTCCATTCTACATTATTAGAAAAACATCCAGGAGAGGTTAAACCTTTTATAACAAGTCCTGCATTTTGGGTTCCTGCAGATCCTGCTTGGCTTCTATTAGCAGGTAGATTTGTTGCAGAACTCCAACTACTACCATCATATTGAGAGTGGAATTGATTCGTTCCATAACTAGGTGGAGCATATCCTCCAGTTTGTGAACCTGCATTAACTGTTCCATAACCTTGAGTATAAAAACTACAATTTGTTAAAGCACCTGCAGCTGACCAAGAAGTGCCATTATAAGTTTCAGTACAATTATTATAAGTAGGGATAGAGGGAGATGGGAATGTACCACCAAATTTTAAAGCTGCATTTTCTGAGGCTCCTGTTCCACCAGTACCTGTTGAAGCATGGTTTTGATTAGCTTCTTGAGACCAAGCACTTCCATTGTATGAATAAGTAGGATCATCAGTTCCTCCAAAATATAAAGCACCATTAGTAGTTCCAGAACCTCCTCCTGAAATTTTCCCTTGTGGAACACTACTAACAGTTGACCAAACTCCAGCTCCATAAGTAGTTGAGGATTCCGAAGAGGATAAAAATTGAAAATCTGTGCTTCCACTTACTATTAAACTACCAGATATAATAGTTGAACCTGTAGATATTAATCCAGAGGAAAAATCACTTCCTCCTCCACCACTACCAGCATTTTCAGCGTATGAAGCAGTTATAGCATAAGAGGCAGAGGGAAAAGTATTGTTAGATTGACCACAAACATTAAAACTACCGCTTAAAATTAAAGATCCAGTTATAGTAGGGTTATAAGTTAACATATTTTATTATTTATTATTCTAATCGTATTTTTACAAAGCTTCCACTTCTATATAATCCTCCTAATTCAATTCCTCCTGAGGCTGCAGCAGTATCATCAGCATAGTCATAACTAGAAGATACTTTTGTTAAAATTACAGCGGATTTTTGAACTACATCTCCTGTTGATCTGCAGAAATGAAACCCAGATCTCCATGCACTAGAGTTTTCATATACTTCCGTTGATGTTTGCCTTGAATAGTTAGGTGGGGCATATCCTCCATGTGCCATTGTAGATATTCCTGTTCCTGTTCCTGTTAGATCTCTCCTTTCAACATTTAAGTTAGGACCAGTTGACCAACTATTACCATTATATTCTTCAGTAGCTGTTGTATTCCATGGAGAAGCAGGAGCGGGTCCACCAAAAATAAGAACACAACTAGTATCAACCCCACTAGAGGCAAAATTACGATTAATTACACTAGTATTTCCTCCACTAGACCAGGCACTTCCATTATATTCCACTGTAGTAGGAGTATCTGTAAAACTAGGATTAATCCACCCACCAATTACAATACCATCATTTACTGCACCCGAAGCGTTTCCTCCTGCTCTAACAGAAGGCATATCAGTTTCTGTACTCCATGCTGAACCATTATAATTTAAATGCCCACATGCCATAGATGGTGAGGAAAGGTTAGGTAGATCATAACCCCCAACTAAAAATCCACTGTTTTCACTTGTTGCATCACCCATAAGATAAGCCCCAACACACATACCTGAATAAGCAGGTGCTGTAGAATTAGGAATATCACTTATTGTACTCCAGCTACTACCATTGTAAACTTCTGCTTCTTTCCAAGAGGAATAAGGAGGAGTTTCATTAATATACCCTAGAGCCCCCATAGCAAGTATAGAATTTGCTGTTCCACCTGATGCACATTTAAACCCACCTCTACACATTGTATTTGAGGTAGACCAAGATGAACCATCCCATACTTGAAAGGATTTTTGTTGAGGTTGGATTGGACTAGTTGGGGATACTACTGATGGATAAGTTCCACCTAGAATTCCTGCGCCAGCAGAATTTCCTGCGCTACCTGCTTGTTGGGTTCCTACAGGAGATGCTGTTGAAACAGCCCAAGCTACAGGATTAGGACCTACTCCATAATATGAAAGTTCTACACTTCCAGAAGTTTGTAAAGCATAAGGGGCATATGGAGTATCTCCTTCATATAGGTTAGAATAACCACAAACATAAAGTGAACCTGTGACATTTAAAGAACCCGTAACTCCTGGTTGATGTACTCTCATAGCTTATTTAGTTAAATTATCTAATTTTTTAGTTAAAATATTTATTTGTTCCTGTTGTTCTTGAATTGATTTTACAAGGGCAGAAACCATTTTAGAATAATTCATTCCTTCTACTTCTCCTTTACTGTTTTCAGAAACTAAGTTAGGATATATATTTTTAACAGACTCAGCAGTAAACCCAATATCTTGTTTTTGGTTTGATCTCCAGCTAAATTCTACAGGTTGGAGTTGTAATACATTATGTAATTGGGATCCTAAAGGTTTAACATTATCTTTATACCTTTCGGCTGAGGTTTCAATTAGACAAGATACAGTAGTTTTTCCTGTGTACTTATTATAATTAAACGATTCAGTTTGTTGGTTACTAGCGGCATGATAAACACCAGTAGTGCTACTTCCTCCTGCAACCATAGCATCACAATTTAGACCATTAGGGGTACTAGCCATAGAATGCATAGCGGGACCTGGAAGGTTATTACCAGCGGTCCAAGTGGTTCCATCATATGCATGGGAAAAATTTTGTCCGGGTGCAGGAGAAGGAGGGAGACCTCCAAATGTTAAAGCTTGATCGGGATTTCCAGCAAAACCATGGTTTGTTGTACAGTAAATCATATTTGCTTCTGATGACCAAGAAGTACCATTGTATTCTTCTGTTTCACAAGTATTAGTAGATGGATGTTTAGCTCCCATTGATACTAAAGCAGCATTTTGTGATCCTCCTCCACCTGAACATCTTCTACCTGTATTTAAACTACCTCCTGAAGACCAACTGCTACCATCAAACTCAATAGTACATGTCATAGCATTGGCAGAAGGGTTGTTGCTATATCCACTAAAAACTAAAGCGGCATTTTGTGTACCTGCACCTCTTTCTAACCCAACAATTGGGGTAGCTGTAGATGTAGACCAACTAGTACCGTCATATTTTTCAGTACAAGTACAATTTCCAGCTGTTGCAGTTCCACCAGCTGCTAAAGCAGCATTTTGTGTACCTGCCGAAGCATTTTGACTGGTAGCATTAATTTTAGCACCACCAGCAGCCCAACTACTACCATTATATTCTTCTGTTTGCATCCCAAGAACAGGACTGGTAGGGAAAAATGCAGGGGAACCTCCAAATAAAACATAAGCATTAGTTGTCCCAGTACCACCAGCACATCCATTTTGTCTACTAACACTAATAGATCCTCCAGTTGTCCATGTTATACCAGAAGGATAATAGGCAAAATCTACACTACCCGATACATTTAACCCACCATTTATAGCAGCATCTCCGGTATAAGGAAAATCACTTCCTCCTCCACCTCCACCACCTGAACCTGTATCTACTGTTACACTTTCAGTTGTACCATCTCCTTGAGTAAAGGTAATAGTATTTAAGTTTACAGATGATGATATATAAAAAGAACCAGTATCTACTGATCCACCACCTGTAGATGATATAGTAACATCTCCAGTAGATTGATCAACTGATATACCTGTACCTGCTATAATAGAAGATACCCCACTACCTCCTCCTCCTGCTGATGCTAAAGAAGCTGAAACAGAACCCCAATCGTCTATATATACATCTGATCCTGTTATAGATCCAATGGTCCCAATATTTCCTGATGAAGTTATGTTTCCTTCAACATGTAATAGGGCTAATGGTTGTGCTATACCTATACCTATTCTATTAGTACTTACATTTGAACGAAATAGGTTTTGTATACTACTACCAAATATAGCAAAATCTGTATTATTTTGACCAGGATTAACTACAACTTCATCTGTAACTCCAAAATATCCTTCTCTTATGAGGAACATATTTTCCCCACCTGCATTAAAGTTTATTGTATCAGAGCCAAAATCAATATAAGTATCTGAATCTCCATCATGGTGTATGGTATTTGTTGTAAGATCACCTGTTATTGATCCACTAAATGATCCACTAGCTTTTAAATCATATAAATCAATTAGTTGAATTGTATTGCCCATTCCATTTCCATGAACGGTACAGTAATATTTTAATGAGCTTGAAGTAGCAAAATCTACATCAAATTCTACATAAGCACCTGCGTTACCTGCTGTACCTACTGTTGTAATACCTGTAGTATATGAAGTATCATCAGGTAACCTAAATGCAAAAGGATGACCACTATTACTACTATCTGATAGATCAAATCTATAAGTGGTACCTTTATTAAGAGATAATTTAGGGGCTGTTACATTATCAAAAGCATATTTATCTCCCCCATCATTTACTACTGTTACAGCAATTTCATCATACTTGTCTTCAGGTTGTAAAATGTCATACCATTCTGATCCTGAATATGCTTGGTATTTTCCTCTAGTAGTATTAAATATTATATCCCCTGTTGTATTAGATAAACTTCCTGTTTCTGAATTGGTAAATGAAGCTACTCTTAATGGGGAAGAAGTAACAATAACTGCACTAGAAGCACTTAAATTTAAGTTTGTTGCCGAATATAATGAGGGTTGACCTGTAGCATTATCATCTATATTAAATGAATAGGCGCTTACTGAACCTGATACATTTACTGATCCTGTTACTTCTGCTTTTCCTTCAAATGGGAATCCACTTCCTTCTCCTCCTGTAAGAGTAACAGAAGCTGTTGAATTAGTAATACTTACTCCTTGTACAGAAGATCCAGAGAATAATAAATAATCTGCTGTTCCTACATGGGTACTACCACTTGCTATATTCAAAACAGTCGTTTCACCTGAAGTACCTGATGTACCACTGGTTCCTGATGTACCTGAAGCACCATCTGTACCACTTGTACCTGCAGGATCTCCTGTCATGCTTGATAATATAGCATATCCAGCAGTTGCGCTTGAAAATGTAATTACTGTTTGGTTTGGATCTGATAAATCAATACTTGTAGGTTGGATAACACTTTTATTAGCATCAGTTATAGTTACATTTAGTAAGGATGATGATAAAGCATGATTAATAGTCCAAGTAGTTGAAGCAGAAGACTGATCGTGTTCATAAGCTATTCCACTAGTACCAGAAGTTCCTGATGTTCCTGTTGTACCTGAAGTACCACTTGTGCCCGAAGTAGCAGAAGTACCACTTGTACCTGAGGTACCATCAGTTGCACTTGTTCCACTTGTGCCTGAAGTAGCTGAGGTACCACTAGTACCTGATGTTGCACTTGTTCCTGATGTACCCGAAGTAGCTGAAGTACCAGATGTACCAGATGTACCATCTGTAGCAGAAGTACCACTTGTACCTGATGTGGCACTTGTTCCTGATGTACCCGAAGTAGCTGAGGTACCACTGGTACCTGATGTTGCACTTGTTCCACTTGTGCCTGAAGTAGCTGAGGTACCTGAAGTTCCTGAGGTTGCAGCAGTATATTCTGTTCCATTTATAGATAAAGAACCTGTAATAGACATACTACCTGTACGAACATGGGTATCATCTAAAGTATCACCAAATTTTGTTGAACCACTTGAATAGATTATAGAAGCAGTTTCATAAATTGTTTCTAAGTGGTTAATAGAAGCTGTTCCTTGTACTATAATATCACTTGAGAAAGTTACAGTTTCCGTAAAGGTATTAGAACCTGTAGTAGCATAAGATGAAGTTTGGGAAGATAAACTAGAAATATTACTAACATTTGTTGAAATATCACTAGCTAATGAAGCACTAGTAGAGGTAAAGGACCCAGATATATCAGAAGATATTTGAGCAGAACTAGATATTGTTCCGTCTGCAACCACATTAATTAATCCTGAACCGTCCCCAGTGAAGGAACCTGTAATAAATGAACCAGTTATTTCACTTACTATTGCTTTTGATCCTGAAATATCACTACTACCTGAAAGGTCTACTCCTTTTAAATATGCCATGTTTTAGTAAAAATCGATTTATTATAAATATCTAAATTAAATTAAATGTTTATTAAGTGGGACAATCTAGTTTATATTCCCAACTAGCTGGGGGAATTGGTGCGAAAAATTTAACTGTTGCTGTTGATGGTGATGCTGAATTTTTATTAAATATTGAACTAGTATTTCTAATAGAAGTTATAGTTTCAGTTGATAAACCTTTATCAGATAAAATATCGTCTAAAGGAGTTTGATAGCTAGAAGCACCAATATATCCTGTATTCACTACTTCACTACCATTCCATTCTATTATGGTTTTTACAGGAGATTGGGATGCTGTTATATAAAAATAAACATCACCTGTTCCTGATCCTAGATCTACTATTTGAGTTCTTGGAAAAGATGTGGTTGCATTATCTGTTAATCCATCAAAGGTTACATCACAATTAATCTGATCATCTGTAAAACAACTTTCATATGAAGATGTAGTATATAAAATATTATTTGAAGGATTGCTAGAAGTTATTTTTAATGTTATATTATTTACAGTAGAGTTTGGGGTTATAGATGAACTATATTCTACTCTAGTTTTACTATTATATTCATCTAAAATAATCCTATCACTATATGAACTTGATATTATAATAGAATCATAAGCTGATCCAGATATTCTAACTATATTAGCATTACTATTTTCACCTGTTGTAAAATAGTAAGAAGTTGTTGCTTCATCATAAAATATGGGTAATCCATTAATAGCACTAGGACCACTATTAAATGTACCCCCTGACCCTGAAAGATGATTTTCAGTAAATGAAGAAGAAGCAAATGTCCAAGGATTTGTAATTGGGTTAAATTCTGTATAATCATATGGATTTTTGGTTATATGTCTCATTACGAGAAGTTCATTTATTGTTGTAGCTGATATAGCAACAACTTCAGTTTCATTTTTACCCGCAAAGTATTTAAATTTATCCCAATTGCTAACTCCTCCAAAAAGACCATATGTAATAGGGGTATTAGCACCTCCGTATAATTCTTGAATATTACCATTATCATTTACTTGCCATCCATATATTTGGTTCATTACATCTGAAGATCCTAAATTTGTATCTTGTACTGGTTGGATAATAACATTACCAACTTTAGATAATCTACCTACTCTATTAAAGCTAAATAAAGATTTTATTTTTTCCCAAGAAGTACCATCACTTGGGGTACTTGTAGAAAAAACTGATTTGTCTGTTTTATTAGTTACAAACCATACTCCATTAGAATATTTAATACTATGAAGGGTATCTCCAGCACTTATCCCACTAGAATTTGCAAAGTTTTTTAAAGACCAAGTATAACCATAGTCTGTGGAGTAATAATAATAAGAATTTCCCAAACCTCCACTTGTTACAGCAATTGCTATATTAGAGTCCATTTCTATTTCTTCTATATATTTAAGTGCCATAGAAGGAACTTCAGACCAATTACGTCCATTATCTGTAGATCTCCACATTTTAAAAAATCCACCAACAAGTATAGTATCTCCGGAGGAAGCAAAATCATTATAATTATGATTTCCAATATCACTATGAGATAAAACTTTACTCCAATTAGAAAAATCAGTGCTTCTATATATTCCTACGTCATTTGTTGGAGAACTTACACATACCATTAATGTTCCATTATTTACAAAAAATCCATTGAAGTTTTGAGTAGAACTTGCAATTGAATTACTAGCAGTAGTAACATTTACTACATTAGTTATTTCATTATTAATAGGAACAACATATTCACTTGGTTCCCCTACAAAACTAGCAGTATAATTTACTGTATATTCTATATCTACAGGGTTTCCTACTGAGGTAAGGCTGCCATTTTCTTTTGATTGGATATAAAAACCTCTATTATTATTTCCTAAGCCATAAGTACAATCATCAGCTGCATTTAAAGACATAGTAGTTCCAGTTCCTTGATAATAAAAAGGTTCTTGGTCTAACCAATCATTTAAACCTAAATAGTATCCGGAACTTACCTCACTAACAGAACCAGTATCTGTGAAATTGGGAAATTGATAAAAGCTGCTATATGAAGCAGATGTTATATATCCTTTTACAACTTCATAAACTCCATTATTATAAACAGTAGTAGTATCAAAAGGATCAGGAGAATTATAATTGTTCCAAAATTCTTGTGTATAATTTTTTAAATTTCTTCCATTTGAACCTGAAATAAACCAGTTACTAGAATATGATTGATTAGTATAAATTATAGGTAAACCACTATCAGTTGCACTACTTCCTGAAGTTGTTATATATTGAATATCATCTATTGCTCCGTTAGTAGTATGATAAAAAGTTTTATAATAAAAAGAACTTCCAGTTGCATAATAACCATCAAGAACTTTTTGACAACCAAACCCATCATAATATAAATTAGTACCAACTGCTAGAGATCCTGTATAGAAAGCACTAGCAAGTGTAGGTTTAGTTTCATCTTTAATTTCATGAGTGAAATGAGCTTGAAAATAATCTGGGTCTTCTTGGGCTGTTGTATAATTTCCTTGGGTTTGAGCTATTCCAATAGCTATATCATGATATTGACTTGATTTTGCATCTGCATCTGCTTGGCTAATACAACTAGTAAAAGAACCATAGGGCATTTCTATTAATACAGGGTCACATGTTTCAAAATCACAACAAGTAGTAGTATGAAGATAAGATCTATAAGCACTATAGTATATAGTACTTCCACCACAATAAGGCATAGGTTTTCCTGATGTGTAAGGGAGGAAAAATAATTTTGCAGGGTCAGTTACTAATGTAGGATCATCAGGTTTTATTGATTCTAGATATTTAAGTTCTTTAGGATCATTTTTTACTAAAGCAATAGTATAAGATAATTCTTTATTTGTTATAGACCCTGCGCTTTGTAAATAATAGTAAGCTCCATCACTATAATACCCATTATTTATTATACTTAAATCATTATCTCTATATAAGACACTTCCTGTATTAAGGTAAGGGGATTGAGCAAAATGGTGTAAAAAATCTAAACAAGGTTCATTGTAATATTTAGTTTTTCTAGAAAAATAATTAATTGCTACCCATATAAATAATAAAGCTAGCAGGGCAACTATAACTATACCCCCAATAGGACCTAAAGCGGAAGAAATAGCAGTACCAAATTTTAAAAGAGTAGGTGAAAAGGGACCTATTAAACCATTTAAAAATATAGATACGGATAATGAAGCATTAGCTACAACGGCAGTTAAAGAAGGAATAGCTAAAGCTAACCCCCCAATACCCAAAGCAGTAAGTAAAAGAGTTCCTCCTGTTTTAACATTTTTATCCCATCCTGAAATAAGATGTGTTAGAAGTTTTTGGGTTGAATGTTGAAATCCAGTTATAGGATAATGTTTTTTATCGCCAAAATGGTATTCTGTAAATACACTATCATTTGATTCACGTTGTGTAGTAACATCATACCCCATATAGTACCTATATTGTTGAGGTTGATCTAAAGAACTAGTATTTGATATTTTTGAAATTTTGCCTAACCCTTCATATAAAGGTTCTACACAGGCGGCAGAAGTTTCATTTGAAGAATTATAAAAATCTTTAGGACCTTCTGTTACGGTTTTTGTACTAAATTTACTGCTAAAACTGGGTTTAGTGGCTTTTAGATTAGTTTTTGTACCATATGCTCTATTTAATTCAGATCCTATTTGGTATACTTTACCTTCATATCCATAATAATAATTTAAAGCAGGACTTGATAAAGTTGGAGATGAATATATAGTAGTACTATTAGCTATCCAATTACTTATAGGAATCCTTGAATATAATTTAGTAGTTAAAGTAGATTGTTCTGCCCCTGCATCATAAGGTGAATAAACATGAACCCCTGTTTCATATTCATATATAGGAGAATGTAAACAATCTATAAATAATTGTACAGTAGCTGAAGATGGATTTTTAGCTGCAACTGATATTTCAATATTTATTTTATCTGTTTTTTGTCCTGGATCTCCATTTACACATACATAAAAGGTTTTTGAAAATCCTGTGTTATTTTCATCCTTAAATATATTTTCAATATAAGCTTCAGGGGGAAAGCTAACTTTATATAAATTATCTATATCATCTGAAACTGAAACTAAACTTCCATCTGCATCGTAAAAACAAATAGAACCATATTGTATATTTCCTGACCAAGATAATCTAAATTTAGTTATGCCATAGTCAGTTCCTCCTAAATCTAAAGTTAATTTTCGATTAGCAAATTTTAAATTTTTAGGATAACTAGCATCTTGGGTATTAACATATGAAGGTTTTGAGCTATCATATAAAACCCCATTATTAGTGTCCGGGAAGTTTAAAGGAACATATTGTGACATCTAATTTATTTATAAATATTTCATATTTGATATTCTATACATACACTTTTTTCTATACCCATACTAGCAGTAACTGATCCAGTCATATACTGTGATATGTCATATTCCAATAATCTTCCTCCACTTAGGGATATTCCAGGAACATTACTAGCAGATATTACAATGTTATTTGGGGAAGATAAATCATTTCTAATTATATTAATACTAGCTGAAGGAGTAGAGAGAATTTTATTTCCAACAGTATAAAATACTAATTTATGTATTTCTTCTGTTTGGCAAAGTTCATTAGTTTCTTTTATAAGCCCTTTACCCCCTACTGTTATACTATCATGATCAGCACATATAGATTCAGTTTTACCAGATTCTATGGTTACAGATGAATTATCTCCATTTTTAGTAAAATAAAAAGTAGAGTTAGCTTCTGTAGGGATTAAATCAGTATAAGAACTTGTAGTTGGTGCCGTTGTACTATCATTTGTATAATACAGATTATAGGTAGTTAAAGACCCAGTACATGGGGTAGGATTAGTTCCTTCACATACTATATGTCTTTGATTAGCGTGAAAACTCATCCAATATCTTCCAGGAGATAATCTTATACCATCTGTGTATTTGTCTCCTGATGAATTATATGCAGAAATGCTTTGATAACCTCCACCTGAAGAAAGAAGTGAGCCTGCTAAAGGGAATACATTTAAATTCAATTGGGTGAATGAAATATTAGAACTAGTATCTTCATCAAGATTAATTTTTCCACTTATCCAAATATTTCCAAAAGATTGGGGAACTTCTATTATGTTATAGCTTACAGACGTTATATATTGATAGTTTGTTGAAGTAAAAGTTTCTAGAGTATTTTTACCATTACTAAGATAAGGTGAACCTCCTTGTCCTACTAATTCATACTTTATTGGTGATTTAGTTAATGCTTTATATAAATATAATTTTGTATCTTGATTTTGGTCATATATTACAGGAGTATCTACTCCTCCAATGTTTATTATTTTAGAATTAGGAATATTACCTAATACACTATTACTAAAACTTAAATGTACATTACAAGGGGTTGTATCAGTATATGTAAAATTTGGGTTAAAAGCTGGTGGTTCTGAAGCGCAAAAACTAAATTCTTCAAATGGGGCCATATTATGAGATTGGTCATTACCATCACAATCTATATAATTTAAAGGGGTAGTTGCAAATCCTCCTTGTATATTACTAGTTATTGCTGTATACCTTTGACAAACTGATTGGTCATCCACAAGATTAGATAGTGTAGAATCAAATCCTAATAAACCACCATTATACTGATTACTAGTAAAACAAAAAGAACCAGAATTACTAAGAGGAGCTTGATCTTTTTGGATATTACTACACGAACCATTTTCATCAACTACAATAAACTTAGTAGTATTATCTGGTACTATAATTCTAAGTCCTGTAACTGAGGATAAATTAGAAAAAGGAATATCTTGAGCAGGATTACCTGATGAAGAAATAGTAGCTATATTACTAACATTAACTTCATTATAGTATATAGTATACTCTCCACTAGCATTTCCTTCTTGCGATCTAACATCAAATATTCTTGCCATAATTTATTTTTTTAAGAACATACAATTGTTTCTCCATCACAATTATGATAATAAGTTGCATTTCCACTTGTTACATTATATACTGTAGGATTTAATGACCCTGAAAGGTAATAATATCCATCTAAAGCATTAGAACTTAAATTATTATCTAAATACCAAGTTAAATTAGTTGGGGATGATCCTGAAAAGCTTGTTTTATTAAAATATACATCAATTTTTCTGTTACATCTAAAACATATATCATTTAAATTATCATTATAATTATAGCAATATGTTCTTTTAGTTACATTAGAATCAAATATAGCATAATAATTTATAACTTGAGTAGGATCGTCTACATTTGGTATTGTAAAAGAAGAAGTAAAACTAGTTGAAATTGTATTTAAAGATAAAAGTGCATTTTGAAGATTTCTCCCAAATATAAGAAAACTACCTGCTAAAGAAATAGGGGTAGAACTCCAACCTAAAAATATACTATTTTGAAAAGCAGAAGCAGTAGCACTTACACTAGCACCTTCAACTGTATCTACCCTTACAAAATCAATTGAGGAAGTAGAGTTTGATTCTACAGATCCAGAAGCTATATCTGATAGGAAATCTGTTTTAAAATTAATTTCAACATTTTCTAATTCAACTTCTACAAAACTACAAGATATAAGACAATCATCTAAAGGATAACCTCTATATTGAAGGGATTGGTTAATATCAGATATAGTTCTTGCTCCTCTTATAGATAATTCATCAAATTTACTAATATAAGAAGCTGAAATGAGTGAAGAAGTAGAACCTGAAAATTCAGTTATACCTGTTATAGTACCTCCCCCTGCTTCAACTCCACCTGCAATTGATTCAGTAGTTGTAGCACCAAACATCTCATATGATCCTGTATATGGTACACCCATGTTAACCTAGTTTTGATTCTATAGCTTTAATGCGTTCTTCTAGTTCTATTACCGCTTGATGGAGGTGGGCTAATATAGGTCGGTCATTCATAGTTAAATACCCGTCACCACCAGTAAATACGGCGTATGGTAGAACTTCTTGAACTTCTTGAGCTATAAAACCAGCATCAGGTTCTCCATGTTTTGTGTAAGTGTAAGCAGTAAATTGTTTTATTGTTTCTAAACTACCTGCAATAGCA